GCGGAAAGTCATCAGACAGGCTGTCTTGGGGCGGGAACCCGAGATCGATTCCATCCGGAACCATGCCGGCCATGAGCCGGTTGAGCTCACGAAGCGCAAGCGATGCATCCTCAGCACTCGCCGTCTCGTCAGCGTCAAGGACGTGGATGTCACGTAGTACGTCCGTGACAAAGGCCCGATTCGTGGTCATGGCGACGTCACGTTTAACGGACGATAGAACACAGTGACGTTCCCCGTCGCTGCATCGTTCGGGTCAACGATAAGTGATGTATTGCACCTCACTCCATGCAAGAAGAGATGCGATGTGCCGACTGCAGACGAAGCTGCAAATGAGTCGACTGTCGCAGACCCGTCCATAACAGGCAGTGCATGCGCGCTGAGGGCTGTGGTGACAATACATCCGAAGTACAAGCACGGCCCGTTGTAGACCGTGGTCGAATTATTGGCGACATCAACTGCCGCGTAGTCACACTCAGAAGTAACTAACCTTGCGTCTCTAACTGCCATGTCAAGCTGCCTCTTTCAGTAGAGCCTGTTTGGTAATCATCGCCACTCGCCCCAGGATTGTGACGATCCTTCCATGAGCGTCTGCCCACGCATGCACGGCCTTGGCATAGTTGTTGTCAGTCTTGATGTCGTCGACAACAATCACTGTGCATCGAGGCGCGATGACGTCGAAGAACCTCATGCGCGTGCCATACATGCGCGGCGGGCCATCACAGAAGCCCAGCGCGAACTTCTGCGGCAGATCAAACGCGTCCACGTCGTACCAGAAGTCCTTCAGCGGGGTACAGCACAGGCCAACGTTTGAAACTCCCGCTTCTTCAGCCCAAGCAATCGTCTGCGCTGCATAGTGAGGCAGGTGTTCGAGCGAATAGACCTGCTGACCGGATGCCGCAGCCATCAGCACGCTCGACAAGCCTGAGCCCGTCTCAATGATCGGACCTCGGCACTTTCGAGCAATGCCGGTGACCACTGCTAGCACCCCAGGATCCGCGGCATAGGGGTTGCCGGCGTACTTGAACACCTCGTTGTAATCTGCGTCGGTTTCTGTGCCAGCCTGGATTCTCGGAATGATGTGTGCGAGCGCCGTTCCCGACATGCGCCGAATGCTCGCTGCAAGGCTGTCACGAACAACGACCGTTGCCGTGTGCCCGAGCCGTAATTCGGCATCTGCGTAGAGTTTTCCGCCCATCGCGCGCCAGCGATTGCAAAAATCGATGTCTCCACCCCATCGCGTGTGGTCCGCATCGGGGTCCGGACGATCGAACACCAAATGCGTTGGATAGATCTTGTCGAAGTACCAAGGCCGGACAGCGGCCATCTTCTCCAGAACGTGGCGCTTGATCTTAACGAAGCCCGTTGGCAGCCCTTCGACTTCGAGCAGGCCGTCAACGATCTGTGTATCCGGCATCATGCGCACGGGCATACTCTCCCCGCCCTCTCGGCGATACGGATAGACGCCACCGACGATGTCCAAATCGTGCTTGCACAGCTGCACCAGGGCTTCCGGCTCCCAGTCGACATCGGCATCCAAGAAGACCAGATCCGTGCAGTCAGACTCTAAAAAGTCGCGCACGATCGAATTGCGGCCGTCGTCGACGTGACAATTCCCCTGAAGTAACAGGTATGCCGTTTGAATGCCCGCGGCGTGCAATGCCTCGCGGCTGCGAGCAATCGCGTATGTGTATGCCGCTGCGGTCGTGTGATAGGCAGGCGTCGCCAGTAGCACCTTTTTTCCGGTGGCTGGCGAGCCTTCGTCGTAGAAGTGATTGCTCAAATGAAAAGGGGGCGAGTTTCCCCGCCCCCGCTCCGTCAGGTGGTAACGATCAGGCCGAGGTTGACGAGGGCTGCCATAAGGCGATTCACCTTCGTTTCATTCAGCGTGGTCGTCGCGGTGCCCGTATTCGGCCACGTGACGCTTGGGCGGGCAATCGGTGTTGCGCCGAAGAACCCAACCTTTTCCGTCGAGCTAGCACCGACCTGCGCCCCGCTCGGGGCGTTATAGGTGACCTGTTCGTAGTCTTGCGCTGCCATGTGTGTCTCCTGTTAGTTCGAGATCCGGCAGGCCCACTCCGGCCGCAAGATCTTCCAGCCATACAAAATATCGATACGCATCAGCAGCTCATCATTCCTGATGTCAGAGCCCTGCCACACACGCATGGACAGATTGTCCTGAACCCGACGAACACACTTGTGCGCGTCATCCATCAGCGGCAAGTCGGCCGTGACGAAGGTCGCGAACTCTTTGTGATACATCAGATTGTGGCGCAGCACCGAGCTGCCTGCGCCATGGAAGGTCAGCGTCGCGCTGTTGAAGGTCGTGGTTGTCAGAGCCGCGGAGGCCGCCGAAGCAACATTCTGGCGTGGGCCAGACAGGTAAATCTTCGGAGACACCGTGCAGAAGGTCGACGCGCTCGTCGCGGTAATCGTGAACTGCTGCAAATGTGAGTACGCCCGCTTGGTCTCGGGATGGACCGCATACACGCCAGCAATCGTGAACACCGTGCCTACCGCTGGAGAGGCGACCGTGGTGTGCATGTCAAGCAGCGTGTACCCGCCGTCCGATTCCGCCGTGCCCAAACCAGTCGAGTCAGTGGTACCCGTCACGTCGGCGATATTGGTGTGAACGTACGTCTTTTCATTCTCATACCAGTCCGCCATCGCGTTGCGTGAGTAGTAGCCCTCTCGAAAAGCCTCCTTGACCTGAGTGCCATCGTGGAACAGCGACTTCGTGCCGTTCACGATCGTGCCCATCGTCACTGAGTCGATCTGGACCGAGCGATTGTTCTTCGGTGCCAGATACTGGTTGAGCTTCGCTCGTGCATCCGTCAGCGCGGAGATGTCGCCCGAGGTTCCCACAACCGTGCCGGCCGTGCCGGTGATGTGCGGAACGCTCTTGGTCAGATCTGTAAGCACGTCGCCTTCGACGCCTGCAACCATGACGCTTACGGCTGGAACGATGTATCGCTCGCTGAAATCGTCAATGGACAGAGCCAACTCTGCCGAGTTGAACTTCATGTCCACGCCGTCTTGCGTGGCGACGGTCACCGTATCCGCCTTCTCGGACTGCTCTTGCACATCCATGACACGAGAGCCCGTGCGACGGGTGTACTGGTTGGGATAGCGAACTCGCAACGAACTGCCGATCTTCGCGCCGGTCTTGGCGAAAGAATCGTCGTAGCTGCGGTCGATGGTGCCGAGAAATGTCAGCTTTTCATGAGCGACGCGCTGTGCTTCGCGCGTGATCATGTCGATCGTCAATAGAGTGTTACTCACTAGGAGACTCCAAGCATTAGCGCCTTTGCGCTATTTGTCTTTTCCGCCACTTCGCGAACTCCGCATCGCTCATCTGGCTCGGGTCTTTCTCGACCGCAGGCTCAGTTGCATCGATCTTTGGAGGCGGTGGCGGGGCCTTGCTGACAGGCTTGGCTTTTGCTTGCTCACGCTCGAACGCAAGCTTTTGGTCTATGCGACCAAGTTCTACAGCGGCGAGTTTGTCGGGGAGTGCGTTGATGCGAGCCGCGACATCTGGGTTCTTGCCCAGGTAGTACGCAACACGCGGGCCTTCATCCATGGCCATCACCAAGTCGGCTACGTGGTTTTCGATGCGTGCGTAGTACGCAACGTCCTCGTAGTCATCGATCTCAGTCTTAAACTTTGACTCGAGCTCTTTGAACTTGGCGGCTTGTTCCTTGCGCGTCCTCTCGGACTCCTTTGTGGTACGCGATTCCTCAAGCTTCCGTGCAGCTCGATCAGCTGCCACATCAGCTACGTACTCGGCGTACCGTTCCTCGTCGTACTCAAAATCAGCGAGCTTTTTGAGCGATTGCCTTGTTTCAGCGGTCTTTGGCTGGGCTTCAGGCTTCTGAAGTGATGTCAGCCTCAACTCGCGTTCGTAGTCCCGTTCTCGCTCGGCTTGCCGTAAACGCCCTGTCAGTTTGTCGATTCGCTTCTGGACGGAGTCTTTCTCGCCAGACTTATCGCTGGTATCGACAGCGCCGGTGGATGGGGCCGGTGTCACAACCTGTTCGGTTGCGTTTGCATCAGGCGCAGGCGTCTCTACGACGGCCTGTGGGGTCGTATCAGTCATGGGGATCTCGGAAAGCACCGGGAACCGCCCGGAGTCGGAATCGATCAGGACTTTGATTTAGGCTTCGGCTTGTTCGCTTTCGCCTGCTTCATGTC